TAATCCTTACAACAAAAGACTTTAAGAGAATTGGAGCAACTGATATTACTTTTGGTCTTCCTGGAATGCCAGAAAACTTCTTATTCCAACTAGAAAATACACCTGCTTGTGAAATGAGATGTATGTTTGACTTCCAGGTGTTTACTCCTAGACCTTCTGTCAATGTTCTTTTGACTGGAATTGTGAATAGCGTATAATAAATAACAATATGGAGGGTGAAATTCCCTCCTTGTTGTATTCTGGAGAATAAAATGTCCACAATAGGGCCTATACATCAGACGACAACAATCTTTGATAATGAAATAACAAATCTTACGTATCTGTATACAGACGTAATTGGTCCATACCAAGTAAATCAGCTTTCATTTTATTTTGAAGCAGTTTTAGGCGCAGGTGTATCTTCAGTTGATTTCGTCATAGAATCTTGCGAAGAACAAAACGGTTCATTTAGCGTTTTCCCTTATTTCGCAGACACATTAGGCGCTGTTGATGCATTTGGATACTATAAGGTCCCTGTTTATCCTAGAGCTTTTTCAATAGTTGGTGACTACGCTGTAGGCCCAATAAACGTAACAAATACTAAAATGTTTTGGAGAATTGGATATAAGAACACAGGTGCTGGAACTTCTACAATTGTTATAAAGTCAAGTACATCAGTGGTGTGAAATGACAAAATTCCAGACCTACTATGGTGGTTCTACTTTATTTGATGATAACTTTAAAAACAATAAAACAAATCCACCAACAATACCCAAAAACTATATTTTATTCGATAAAACAGGTATAGATATAGAAACAAATACAAATTCTAATTTACACCTTGTTGCTTCTGATTTGTCTGTTGGTTCTGATTGGGTCTCTAGGATTGGTTCTGTTACTGCCCAACTGCATGGAGCTCCTAATATAGGATTGAAAACCGGACTATATCCATATGGTAAGTTCGACGGCATAGACTATAAGAAAGGCGTTTCTTTCCCTGATGTCACCGATTATTATACAATTCCATACTCAGCAAACAATGTACTTGATACATCAAACGATATGACAATGGAATTTGTAATACAGACAGGACGGTGTGGTGTTGGCCTTGTCTTCGATGAGGTTCTTATTCATACTCAAGGCAGTTTAATGAATAATAACTTCACAATGTTCATGATAAACAGTGGATTATATCCACTGTTTATGACTGTTGTTAATTTCGATGTAACGCCGATAGTCCTTTCAAAACAACTAGACAAGCATTCTCATTATTTTATGACTCTAGTATGGGAAGGAGCAACAAAGACTCTTAGTCACTACATGAATGGCGTATTTCAGTCTTCAATGTCTGGTGTTGGTAATATAGATACTGTTGCTCCTGGAACTCCAACATATCTAGGAATAGATGCATTTGTATTAAGTCCTACAAGAACATCTAAAATAATAGAATTCCACAGACAATCAACACAAAAAACGGCAACCGAGGTCAAGCAATCATTTTTCGGTTATGCTGGATTAAAATCTAAAAACGGAGAATTTCCAGATTACTTCATAAATGGTTCAAGGCAAAGTGTATTTATTGCAAATGATATAATAACATTTGGTGAAAACTGGCCAAGGATAAATGATAAAGGTTATTTATCCGAAAATGCAAATGGCAGTCTCCTTGTAAATAATTTTTTCAGTGAAGATATGACTCCTTTTTCAAATTGGACTATTACCGCAGTTGCAGGAAGTTCAGTTACTTCATATACAGACCAAGATTCATTCAAAACAATAGGTGGAAATGGAGCTTCTTTATTTACTGATGGGGTAATGAGTACATGCTCAATTAGCCAGTCATCTCCAATTATTGGCCCTTTTTACGGAGCATTATATCCTGTATGTATAGAAATATGGACTAAATCAATAGATGCTGGAGCAATACCTCTTTTACATGTTCAAAATGCCACAACTGGTAATTATTATGATTTCTTAACGCAAACATGGGTCCCTGCAGACTCATTTGTTGAAGTTGGTGTTGGTCTAACATCGAGAAATAGATACTTATTTAATATAACAAATGAAGCATTTAATTCAGCGTTGATATTCACAATATCATCACATGAGAATCCAGCAAATGCAAATAAGTCATTTATCATATATGGAATAAATGATTCTGTAGGATATTATCCTGGAAGCGTAAGTCCAAATTTTGATGAACTAAGAAATCATGCAGCAAATATAATGTACTATCCTAAATCCATTATCGATATGACCTTAGGTAATATAACATCCGAGGTAACATTTCTTGGCTCAAGCAGCACACCTCCTCTTGCAATTTTCAGTAGATACTTATTGTCTTGTAGCTCTGGATTTTTCTTCTCTTCTTTGGGTTCGAATGATTTATCGGTTTATAACTCAGGCGCAGAAAATTGTGCTCTTATTACTCCATCTTACAATGAAAATGAAACAATGAAGTTTAATCTATTATGGGATAGTGTCACGTCTAAGACAATGTCATTAAACAATATATCAAAAAACCAACTCTCTATATCAACATGTAATTTCGACATAGATGATAATCTTGATTATTTTTATATAGGAGTTGATAGGTTTTTCAATAATCAAATGGACGCATATATCAAAAATATTTATTTTTATTAGCACACATTTACAACTTTATTGGAATATGTATGGATGTAACTAAAGAGGTTGTTAGTTCAATTAATCCTAATGTTTTAGCTGCAATAGTTGTATTGTTGCTATCTTTGATGTTTTGGTTATCAGCTAAAACAGCAAAGTTATTTCAGTCTATTGTACACAAAGAATATAAAGAAATAATGACTATGTTAAATAAAATACAAGAAAAATTTATATCATTTGAATCACAATTAATAGACACAAAATCACAAATGAAAGATGGTATAAACGATCTTAAGTTGCAAATAAGCGGGCTTGTACCTTTTTCTGAATATCATGAGTTTTCAAAAGAAATAAAAGAAGAGTTAACAACACTGAGAGAAAAGATTGCAAGATTAGAAGACCGATAGTATTATACAGTAATGATACTTATAAGCGTTGCCCACTCGGTAGGCAGTGGTGCATATAACTCAAAATACGAACTCCAAGAATATAACTGTAGCCAGGTAATGAGTCGTTCATGTTATAACTCATTAAAATCAAGCGGAATAGATTGCTTCGTCTATGATGTAGGAAGGATAGAGCATCAAAAAGACAGAATAAAAATGAAGCTTTTGAAAATAAAAGAATTAACACCAAAACTTTCAATTGAAATACATTTAAACTCTTATGGCACAAAAGTAGGTACTCTAGCATTTGGGAATCTTTCACACTCCCTTAAAAAATCATTAACTCTTTTTAATTTTGAAGAAGAAAATAAAGAAGAAAATAAAGAAGAAAATAAAGAAGAAAATAAAGAAAAAAATATTAATTACTCTTCTGTTTTTTATGATGAAAACAAATATAAAGCGAAAAATATTGCAAAGTTAATTAGTGAAAATTTTAAAAAAGGATTTGAATCTAAAAATTTTTCATCGCATAAATGTATAGGGCTTCCTTGTGATGGATTCGATATTGAAAGATTTTGGTTTGTCACTAGGCCTGTTACTGAGTCATTGATTATTGAACCATGCTTCATTAGCAATAATGAACAGGCAAAGCTATTAACTCAAGAATCATATTTAAATGCAATAGGATTTATGGTTGCAGATGGGATAAAGACATGGTTGAATATTTAAAGTATTTTAAAATAATTATTATTTCTGGAATTTACAATTGGCAAACAACCATACTTGGCGTGCTAGGACTTATTCATGCAATTGTTAAAAATTTTGACTTGATTTTGAATGGGTCTAACTATGAAAGATTGGATGCTATGTTGCCTCATATAGGTGTCTTCCTTCTTGCCTTGCTTGCTAAGGATGCAAGTGTTACTGGTGTTATTGGAACAAAGAAAAATGAGACAGATATTGGTAAGCATTAGAGATGGTATAATTTGTCCATTATTGAACTTTTTTGTTTTTATTTTTATTGTTATTTATGTTTTATTTATATTCGCAATATTAAATGGAGTGATATATTACGTGTTCCAAAACGAGAAACTGAATATTATTGTTAATGTTTTTTCAATTGTTGCATTTTTATCTGGAGTAATAGAATTTTTCAGGTTTAAATCAAGAGAAAAAAATCTAAATGACGCATATAACAGAAGAAAAAAGGAACAGGAAGAAATAGAAAATAAATATAAAGAATTTGAAAAAGAAATAAAAAAAAATGAACCAGAAATAAAATTAACCAAAGAAGATATTCTAGAAGAATTAAATAGGTTCAGAAAAATAAATTAAAAACAACAAAAAAACAACAAACGACATGAATATTGGATATAAAAAAAAATACTTATTAATATTGTTAAGCTTTGTAGGGATACATTGTTCAGCAAATAAGATTTTGCGACAACAAACGATAGCTGATAATATAAAAATAACAATGCAAGAGCAAAATGGATTACAAGAAATAGACAAAAACAATCCTCCCACTGATGGGGTATGGATGACATGGGAGAATGCGTATTATCTTGCAAAATTTCAGCAACAGCAAAGAATTCAATGTAATGAGTCAATACTTCAATCAAAAAAAGAAATAGAACTATGCAAAGTTGATTTAAATTCAACACAAAAGATGTTAAATTCCAATAATAGTGCTATTAGTAATTGGTTAGGTGTGTGGGGAATTCCTTTGGGTATATTAATTGGCGGAATAATAGGAGCGTCAATTCCAATCGCTGTAGGAGCTAATAAATGAAAGAATTAATGAACATATTAGAAGATATAAAGAAAATGGCAAAAAAATCAATGGCAATGAAAATGCGCAATACACATGACGACATTGATAACGAATCTGATGAACAAGAAGAAATCAAAAAACAAACCAAAGATGAAAGAAAAAACAATGCAATGTCAGCGCATAATCCATTAGAAGAGTTAGAAGAGATGATTAATGCTGATGGCAATGAAGATACGATGGAAGAATATAATGATGATGATGATGATGATGAGTGTGTTGATGATTATGACTCAATACCATCAGATGTAAGTTATAAAAAGATTCCCAAGAAAGAAAGCATTACAGTATTAACTGTAGAGAAAACACCAAGGAAAAGAAAGAAAATCATTAAGTGATTTTTTAAGTTGTAATATATTGTTATCCTATATACGTCATAAGCCCACCAGAATATATTAAAAAATAAAATTTTAAACGTGTTTTGTTGTTATTAATAATGGAAATGATAATGTCATTATCATTGAACTAATTTTTTTATTTAAATACAAATAAGAGGTTTTCAATGCCTTATACTAGTGATTATTTAGTTAAATCAGTATATGATTATGGATATTTTCCTGATGCTCAAAATAATTTCCCTCCCAAGACGATATTGGACATAGCTCAAAGAGAATTATATGATAAAATGATCCCATTACTAATGGGGGCTGATAATGGATACTTCATAGAGCATGAAGATTTCTCATTTGTAGCTGGTCAGCAAGAATATGTATTCCCTGAATATTCTATGTGGAATAAAATAAGAAGAATAGATAGGGTTATTGATGGACGTGTAAGACCAATGACAAGAATTGAGTATGACCAGTTATATCTGTATTCTGGTTCTTCTCAGAATACTCCTACATGCTTTTATTTGACTCATGATAGAATTGGATTTGTTCCAGTTCCTCAGACAGGTACTGTGGACAAATACAGAGTTTACTATTACAGGCGTCCTGGAGAATTAGTAAATGACAAGAACTCATGGATAGTTACAAATATTAATTACGCAACAGGTGCGGTTACATATACTCCAAACTCATATGTTTATGATATAGGAACAACATCTCTTGGCGTTACAGATTTTTACTCATCTAAGAGTCCTAATAACTACAAAGTAAGAAACAAGACACCAGTTACATCAGTAATGCCTACATTTACATATGCTGCTTCGGACGTAGCATTGATCTCAATAGGAGATATAGCAGTAAATAAAGATACTACTGTATTTCCACCTATTCCAAATGAGCTTCATCAGTTTGTTTCAGAATTAGTTATTCTAGCTATGAATAAAATAACGATGGATATAGGGGCTTATCAGTTGAGATTATCAAATGTAACTAACTCTATAAAAGAAATTCTAAGAGTGTCACCAGGTCAAAGGTCTGTCGGACAAAACTCAAAACTAACGCTTCAGGGTAATGGACTAGTTCCTAATCGACTTATAGCTGGAAGAGGATTTTGGTATTAATATGTCAAATAAATTTATTACAACAACAAAATGTAAAGGTCTTTATTATTCAGGAAATGAGTATAATGCACCAGAAGGTTCATTGTGTAGGGCTGATAATGTCTGGATAAATAGAGACGATGTGATAGAACCTAGATTTGGATTTGATAAATGTGGAAATGGACTTCCATTGTCAAAAACAGAATCGATGTTTAGCTCTGATGATTATTTATTTACAAATACTAATGGAAGAGTATTTGTTACAGGTGGAGATTGCAATTATAGTGAACTTATAACTTCAGATGCAGCAAAGATAGGTTCTCCATTATCAATGATAAGGATTGGAGATAATTTATATTTTACAGTTAGAAATGTACCTGCAGTTTTTAGGATATCTAGTGATGGAGTTGTATATTTATTCGCTGGAAGCCTAACAGTAAATGGTCATGTTGATGGGGCGCTGCTTACATCGAGATTCGATACAACTTTATACTATAATAGCCAGTTATATATTTGTGCTGGTGGAGATGGAAATATATACTTATCTGAAACATCAGTAATAAGAAAAATAAATTTATCAACAGGAATGGTATCAACAATATGCGGAACATATGGTATCACAGGAGCAGCTGTTGATGGTATTGGTGCTGCTGTTGTGTTTGAGGATAACACATTACTTTGTGGACCAGATGATAATTCAGTTTATATCTATGTGGTTGATTTTTGTACGATAAGAAGAATTAATACATCTACAGGAAATGTATTAAAAATATCTGGTAAATACTCGCAATATGTGTTTCAGGATGGTGACTTAGGCGTAAACTGTATTGCGGATATATATGGAGTTGTATGTTATGGTAACAGCTCTTACTTGTATGCACTATGTAATGGAGATGGTGGAGATCCAAACGGTTATGAAACAAGAATATTAAGAATAAGTCTTACTGGCCCAACATACACAGTTTCATCTAGAATATTTGGACGCTCAACAGTTCCAGTTGATGGTGGTGGTTCAAGTGGAAAAATTTCATGGGGCATACAAAACGACCTAGGAAACTTTCAAAGAAGAAGTATTGGAACTTCATTAACAGATGTTTTCTATTTCATAGAAGAAGGAAGAATAAGGTATTTCACTCCTGATTTGTTGCTATCTGTTCCAAATAATTTGGATATTACTAAATATAATGATGGAGAACTTGTAAATGCAACGTTCCCACCAACAAGTACTGTACTTCTTTATGATAATCTGAAGAACAGGGTGTTTTTTTCATTATATGGTTTATTTACAGATAAATGCGGAATTCGTGCTTGGGATATTAATGGCTATGTATATAGGTTCCTATCTCCAATACCTACATATATAAGTGATTTATCGCTGGGAAGAGCAATAGGCGTTTCATTGGATGGTCCAAATGAGTAGAAAAATAAGAGGAGCAAATCTTAATGGAAATATTCTATTTACATCCTCAAGAGGAGTCATGGAGGTAGATGTTCCTAGTTTGACATATGGAGAAGCAGGTGTTCCAATAGGACTTGATACTGTTTTATCATTAGTCGTTCCTACTACTGGTGCAATATTTAGCAATGCTGCTAGCCAGTTACAATATCAATCATATGCTTATAGAATTGTGTGGGGAATAAGAAATTCACAGAACAATGTGTACAAGAGCTCTCCAAGCCAGAGACAAATAATATATTACGACAAAGTAGCTGTGGCAGCAAATAGAAATGTGTCGTTAACATTCACTATCCCGAAGCAAATAAAAACTTCTAACTTCTATCAGATATATAGAACAAAAAAAACATCAAGCAGTATCACATTTATAAACCCTGGAGATGAGATGTTTTTGGTGTATGAATCATCTCCAACAGCAGCACAGATAATTGCAGGCACAATAACAATTGAAGATTTCAGACCAGACACAATCATGGGGGAAGGTCTTTACACGAATGCTTCCAATGAAAGCATATTTCAAGCCAATAATCAACCACCATATTGCAGAGATTTAGCTGCATTTAAAAGCCGTGTTTGGTTTGCATATACAAAAGAAAAAGAATATTTGGATTTATCTCTTATCGGTGTTTCTGGTTTCACTACAGGTGTTAGCACTATAACGATAGATGGTGTATCGTTTAAGGCAATTCAAACAGCAGATACTTCAGTTACTTCTTCTCCAACAGGTGAAAACATAGCAGCAAAAGAGTTTGTTTTCTATAATACTCTTTTCGGTACATCACCATCTGAGGCAATAAGGGGAACAGCTGAGAGTCTTATTCGTGTAATAAACAGGTCAGGTAACTCATTTGTTGCATACTATACAAGTGCAGAAGGAGACATACCTGGATCGATGTATATTGAGCGCGTATCGATAGGGGATACATTTTTTGTATTAACAAGTGACTCAGTATCAACTGGAAGTAATTTTGAGCCTAAACTTCCTGTATCTGGTACATTTGTTAAGTCAACAAACAATGAAAGGTCTAATAGGATCTACTATAGCAAGGAAGGACAACCTGTCCATTGCCCATCGGTTAACTTTATTGACGTTGGTTCAATGGGCGAAATGATTTTAAGGATTTTACCATTAAGGGATAGTTTAATCGTAATAAAAACAAAAACAGCATACAGAATAACAGGTACATCCCCAAGCAATTTCTCAGCAACTTTAATAGAAAATACAATAAATTTTGGAAACAACTATGAATCATTTGCTGTTGTAAACAATGTAGTCGTAGGGAAAAGCAACCAAGGATTTATAAAGATAAGTGATACAGGATCAGAGGTTATTGGATATCCTATAAATTCAAGAGAGCAGGTTTATGGCAATATAATAGCAGGAACAGTTGATGATGAATTAACATCAATATTTGGGATAGGATATGAATCTCAAAAACTTTATATTTGTTCTGTGAAAGAAGGTCCTGGAGAAGCAATAGCCTCTTTCGTATTCAATGTTATTAATGGAACATGGACGAGATGGATGCTTTATTCTAATTGTTATGGAGTATTAAAGGATAGATTGTATTTTGGATTAAGAACGTACGGAGTAATGAAGCAAAGACCATCAAGAAGCATTGGTGGTGATATGAATTTTTCATATGATGAAGAAGCATCAATAAACATAACAGCAATAAACACTACAAATAAAACAATAAATATAACATTCAATAAAACTGTTGAATATTCATCATACAATAGATCAGTAACAGGAACAGATAATGAATACTTCTCAGAAGGATGGATGATAACTTACAATAACAAAAAGTACATAGTTGAGTCATTTTCTGGTTCAACAGCAAAGTTGAATTCAGTTGATGGGTTAGTTGTTACGACAAATGTACCATGCTTTAGACCAATTGTTTTTGATGTTATGTGGAATCCAATAGTATTGTCACCAGAGACATATAAAACATGGGGAACAAACGCCATAATATCTGGCACTTTTGCTGAAGCATCAAAGTTATATTTTTACTTCTATAATGAAAATTATAAATATCAAGAAATGTATAATAATTTAATATATACTGATAAATTCATAAGTACTCCAGTCATAAAGGATTTAACATCGGAGACAGCAACAAGCAGCTTGGACCCGACAACTAATATAAAAATAAGCTATGTAAATAATTTCAAAAGAATAAGGGTTAACCCAGGAATGCCAAAATCAAATCAATTAACCGTAAGGATGAGAAATTTTGTTGCTGGTTCAAAAATAGCAATAAAATCTCTTTCTGTTGAATTAGTTGATTCAGGTTCGGAGAAGTCAACAAGATGAAGATATCTGCTATTAAAAAATTCATTAAAGAAGATTTCATTGATGCTCCTGAATGGTTTGGAAGATTTATGGATGAGATAAATATTTTTTCAGACCAAATAATAACAATGACAGAAAACAATATCACATTCAATGAAAATGTATTGTGTCAACCTATAGAATTTAGTTTTACGCATGGAGTTCAGCAAAAATTTGAAAATAAACTATCTGGTAAGCCTAGAGGTATAATAGTCACAGAATCTTCTGGTTATGCAATAGATTCTTATGAATTGAGATATGACAATAGCGGTAAAATAGGAATAATATTATATTTCAAAACAAATGAAAGCTCAGTAATTGCTTATAAAACAGCTAACCAACCAATACCAAGTGCAACAGACACCAAAGTAACATATGATACATCCACACAATCAGGAGATGGTATTTTCTTTTCTTCTGATTCAGTTGTATGCAAAATACCTGGCAGATATGTGTTTTCATACAAGAATATATGGGAACCAGATAATGCTGGGAACAGGTATTCATACATAAAACTCAATACAGGTGCTTCAGCTCTTGAACGATATGCAGTTACATTTTCTCCTCCTTGTCAGGGAGGTAACTATACTGGTCAAACAGGTACTCAAACTATTGATCTGAATGCTGGAGACACTGTATCGATACAATCACTTCAAAATAAAGGTGTAGATTTAAATCTAATAGGTACTGCCCCATGGGAATGCAGTTTTACTGCTCATTCATTAAACTATAATATTGCCAATGTCCCATGCAAGCTGTATGTACTTGGTTGATATGGCATACTATAACAACAAATATAGACAAGACATAAACGATGATGAAGAAAAACAGTTCAATAACGAATACGGGTCTTACCCTGGTTCTTACCAGCAAGTGCAATCACTTATCCCTAAATCGCTCACTCAAACATATGGAAGCATGATTGGAGGGAATCAACAAGACCAACAAACAGGATTAAAGTTTAATCCAATAAACCAGCAAGCACCATCAAGCAACAAAAGCGGAAGCAGGTTTGTAAACATACAGAGATATCTAGACCAAAACAATGTAGGGTCTGCTGTTGAAAAGTTAAATAAAAAATCAGATGAAGCAATAAAAGCGCAAGAAGATAAATACAACAAAGACACACAAGGAACAAGAGACTGGATCAGGGAAGGTGAAAACAGTGAAGGATATAAGTTTGCCAATATGAGCGATCTTGATTTTTCCAAATGGGTTAATGACACAGTATCAAAATTAGAAAAAATGGGCGATAATGAACCAGAAAAGAAAATCCTAATAGATAGATTAAGAAAAGAGTCTAGAGCTAGACCTGAGTTAATGGACAAATTTGAATTTGGTCCAGAATCAAAAAGATTCCTAGAGAGAATGTCAGATCTTGATCAGATAACAGGCGAATTAGCATCAGACAAGTCAAAGTATAATCTAGGAATGAGAAATTTCGATCAAGCATTGTATGGAACAAATAGTGATATATTAAGTTCTCCTGAAAGATTTAAAGAGCAATTTAAATCAAAAGAATCTTACCTGAATTCAGATTTAGACGCAATCAAGAAAGCGCGTCAATCATACATAGATAAATATAATTCTGGTTCTGACAGGTTAAGAAAGGCACTAGAGAACGAAAGACTGTCATTAATAGAAAATGCGAAAAAAAATGAATCATTAATTAGAGACAGTGATTGGGAAGAAAAACAAAAAGAAGGAGGGATAGATGCTGTTACTGGAAAACCATTAAATAACTCATTTAATCCATATTCTCATTACGAGAATATGACTCTTCAAATTCAAAGACCTAACCCGTATGGAAATACTAATTCTCATTATTATATTGACCCAAATGACCAAGCTTACTTAGACGACCCAGAAGGGTATTTATTGAACAAAGCTGCAACTGACTCAGACATGAGAACATACAAAAGATATAAAAACTATAATGCATTATCAGATATTCTTGGTTTGAGCATGGATGACTTCATAGGGAAGAAAAGAAAAATAAATAAATCAGCAGAAGAAAAATTACCTCCAGAAGTAAGAAGAAAATTAAATGCGAGAGATGATTCAGTCAGAAATAACAGCAGAAAAGCAGGAGATCATACAGCTGATTCAGGAGAATATTCTCCTGAATAAGAAGAGAATTATTACGATCATATTTCTCTATTAACTACGAAAGTAAAAAAGACTTATTAAGTAATTTGAATTAAAATAAAAAATAAGGTGCGCATATGGGTATTTTTGATCTGTTTGGTGATATCGTAGACACATACATTGCAGGCCAGATGGCAGATGAAAATAGGCTAAGGATAAGTAACTTAGACAGGGAAATATCAGATGCAATACAGAGGACTAAAATAACTGGTAAATGGGATCCTGTTCTAAATTATATCCCAGATGACTTAAAGTATGAATTAATAAAAGAAGATCCAGAGCTAAGAAAAATGCAAATGGACAATATATCCCAGATGAGAGAAATTGCGGATGGAAGGATTTCATCTAAGTCTGATTCTGATAGGATAAGGGCAATCAGGGATGCCAATGACATGGCTAGGGCTAGAAATAGTCAAATAACATCAGATTCACAAGCTAGAGGAATTTCTGGTGGTGGTCTTGAGTTTGCAATGAGACAGCAGTCTGGTCAGGATGCTGCAAACAGGCTTCAAGACGCAGAGCTGCAAAATGCAGCTAATAGTGCTTTGGAAAGAATGCAGGCTACAGGACAACTACAATCTTCTCTTTCATCCATTAGGGGACAAGATTTTTCCAGTAATCAGGCAAATGCTGATATTATAAATAAATTTAATGTTTTAAATTCTGAAAGGAAGAGAGAGGCATTTGATAAAAGAGCAGATATTAGGAATAAGGCAATGCTATATAATCTTGCAAGGGATGATTTAGGGAAAAAATTTGATTGGGATAAGTCAAAAACAAAATGGGAAACATTATCTCCAGAGCAGAAAGAACAAATAAAATTGGACTATGCTCCGTTGTTCAAATTGAATGATTCCGCATGGAACAATATAGGAGAAATGGCAAATATGGCTGCTGGTATGTATGGTGGTGGTGGCGGAGGCGGTGCAGCGTCAATTTTCGGAGGTAATAAAGGAACTCAAAACTCACAAAATGGCAATGCAGCAATTGCTTATCTTGGAGGAGGTGGAAATGTACCTCAGTCTAATGGTGGCGGCGGATATAATCTTAGCCAAGCAGATTTAGATAAAATGAAGGGATGGTTTAATTTTTAGTTACAGGTGAAAAATGGAAGATTTATATAAAGAATTACTTGATTATCTTTCTATGTCAAAAAAAGATGACAATAAGAATTTAGATGACGCATATGCAAGGTCTGTTTTATCAACACCTGACGCTAGCAATTTATACGAAAAAGAAAAAGACATGCAGAATGCTCAAAACATTGGAAGGATGCTTTATAGTGGGAATAGAAGCACAATGCCAATCCTTATGCCAGGAGGATATGAGCTTAAAAGAGATAATCAATTAGAGTTTTTAAGACAAAAAGACAGAGAAGATAGAATACAAAAACAGAATGAAGCATTGTCTGGTATATTGTATAAAAATAAAGAAAATCAAGATAAGAATTTTAAAAATGCATTAGAAATGGATAATGCATCAACGAATAATCAACTTGAGCAGTTTCAGAAAATAGATAATGCAATGAAAATGATTAATTATATAAAGGAATCAAAAACCAAAAGAGACATGCAAGACCCTAATAGTGAAATAAATAAACTAAAACAAAATGAGACATTGCAGAGAATGATGTCAATGAAATCAAACTTAAAAGGAACAACATATGAGCCTTTGATATCTTTTTCTGATGATTTGTCTGCAAGGGCTGAATGGTTAAAAAATAATCCATTAAATTCTGCTCAATTAGAATCATTCAATAAGAATTTAGAGGAGCAAAGAGATAATGCATATAATATTGCAAAGCTTGATGTGGATAAAGAATTAGGTAAAACTCGTAACTCCATAAGCATTACAGGATTAAACAATGCAAAAGAAAACAATGATGAGAACAGAAGGTTAAAAGAACAACTAGAAGAACAGAAACTAGCAAAATCTAAAACTGATGATGCTTCTAAACATCCTCAAGAGAAAATGCATATTAAAAACCTGTTGAGCGCAGAAAATGACATTGATGATGCAATAAGAAGCGGAGGAGATCCTTCTTCTTTATCTGCTGTTATTGCTGGTAAACCATTGATAGGTTCACTTGCCAGCAAGGAAAATCAACAATTAGTAAAAGCACTTACTAGGTGGGGGTTGTCTCAACAATACCTGGAGTCTGGAAAAGCAGTTACAGAACAAGAAGGGTTAAGAGCTGCATTGGCATTCTTCCCTGGGTTAAATGCACCAAAAGAAGTAGTAGATTCACAGAAAAAAGCAAGAATGGATTTAGCTGAAAATGCAGCAGATTCTTATGGAATGAAGGAGTATTTAGAGAATTACAAGAAAAGTAAACAACAAAGCAGAACATACACACCACAGCAGGAAGCCGGTATAAAAGCAGTAATGGATGCTAAGAAAATAAGCAGAGAAGATGCCATTAAAGCATTAAAGTCTTCTGGGAGGCTTTAATGAGTGATGAAGATATAAAAAAAATATTTGATTCAGCAGTAGAAGGATACAATGGAGAGGATAATAGTGATGTAGGAAGTATATTTGATTCCGTTGTTGATAATAGGTCAATAAAAAAACAAGAATATGGACCTATTGACGCCATAATTAGTGGTGGAGCACAAGGCGCTACAATGGGTACAGCTGACAATATAGAAGCAGTAATAAGATCGGCAGCAGACAAGAAAAAAGAATACAAAGATTATCTTCCTGAAGTTAAAAAAAGATATGAAGATATTCAAAAACAATATCCAATAACATATGTAGTTTCAGAACTTGGAGGTTCTTTAGTCTCTCCGTTTAATAGTACTGCTGGTAAAATAGGCGGTTATGCTGTTGGCCAATTATCAAAAGTTAAAGATTTGAAGAAGTATGAAAAACTTTTATCAATGGCAAAAGCTGCAATATCAGGTGGAGTGCAAGGGGCTGTTGCCGGAGCTGGATATTCAGATGGAGATTTACAATCAATTGGTACCGGGGCAGGAATAAGTTCTGCGATTTCAACAGTAGCATTAAATCATCCAATGGCTACACTCATAGGTGCTACATCACATGCTGCATATAATATGTTATCAGATGATGCAAAAAATACAAATACAGATGAATTGGCAGCATTAGGAATAACAGGTTTAATAGCTGGATTAGGAAAATCAAAAAAAGGAATAGATTTAACAAATAAATTAGCTACAGCTTTAATGGATAATAAATCAAAGATGATCATCAAGGCTAAGAAAATGATGAATCCTCTAGAAAACTACGAACAAGAGATAGAAAAAATAGGAGAAAGAACACCTATAGAGCAAAAAGGAGACCCTGTAAGATATAAAGGTTCTCCTATGACAGATAAGGTGAAGAAAATTTATAGAGAGATAGAAGAAGAAAATTTAAAACAAAATGATGGACTATCTTTAGAGGACAAATCTTCAGTAAGAAACCAATTAGACCGTCTTGGTGAATTAAGATATGTCCCAATTCAGACAGCGATGTCCGATAAAGATACAAGAGAAAAAGTATTAAAAACAATTGAAGAAATAAACAAAATAAGAGGAGTAAGAGAAAATGCAATTACAACTTATAATAAACAAATTGAAACCCTATTATCTCAAAGCAACGGAGCTTATTCTCCGGCAGAAGACAGTGTGTCTAGCTTTATTGTTGCTAGGATGTTTAAGCCTGCTTATAGTCATGCTGAACCGATGAGAACAGCATTGGCCTATGGCGATTCAGTTAGTCCAATAGACCCAAGAGCATCTAAGATGCGTGAATTATCTGAGTCATTGAGCTCAGACGTGAAAGCCGGAATATTAAATAAATGGTATCAACCAATAAAAGAAAATAATGCTATAACTGAAGATGTTAACAGATATTTCAATAAATCAAAACAGGTTCCTCAAGAAACAATTGAAGAAATAATGAGTGGACCACAATCTAATTGGATTAAAACTGCAAAAGAAATAGAAAATGAAAAAACAAAATTAAATTTTGAAAAAAGCAAGCAATTAGAAGATTTGAAAGAAAAAATAAACGAAATTAAATCAAGCAAAAAAGAGCTAATAAATAGTTCTGGATTGGATGAGGCAAGAATTGACTTTGAAAATCTTGGAGATAAATCAAGGTTTAAAAAATTATTTGAATTATTTGGAGACAATGACAATGATCTGCGTAAAGCATTTAGCTTGTATAAAAACAACACTAAAAAACTGGAAGACAATTTTCAAGCTTTCATTTCAAGAGATGTACCTATTGATGAAGCAAAGAAGCTGCTGTTGTCAGGAGACAAAAACTCAGACAGAATAGCAAATGAGATAATAAACACAAATAAAAAAGAAGCAGATCAATTAAGAATAAATACTGCCAAAGAAAATTTATTAAAGTTTAAAGAAGAGCAAAACAATAAATTGCTTCAAGAACAATTGGCGAACAAAGAATCTTCAGAAAAAATAAATAATCTAGAATCAAGATTGTACAATATGTATGAAGGCAAAAGACAATTAGGTATACAAGAGCCTATTGGGACAATAGGTAAAATCACTAAATACGCAGCAAATGTGACAGGAGTTGGTGATTTGCTTGATAAATTCTCAGACTTATATAGCCAAGGCGGAACAAATTCAGCAATAAAAGTAAACAAAAACCTTCCTCACTACAGACAAAAATACGGAGAAGGTAAAACAATAATGAATGATATATCAAAAGGAGTTTATGATATAACTCCAGAACAAATATCTCAATCATTCATAAATAATCCTTCATTCCTTAAATACTTATCGAAAAAAGGCGGAAGTATAGGAAGCAAAGCGGATGACATACTAGAAACAATGATGAATTCAGGAGGAAGTGGTGTAAAAGAAAAGCTTTACTTATTGGCAATAGACCCTGATTTTAGACGTTTATTCTCGTCGGATAAAGCCAATCAAGATCATCAAAATCAAGATCAAAACTAGCATTTGGGCATCTTTCACACTCCCTTAAAAAATCATTAACTCTTTTTAATTTTTTTGTTAAAAAATCATTTTTATATATAATTGATGATAGCTTGGATTTCTCATCATTTATATTTAATATTGAAAGTTTATAATCATTGTTGTTTATTGCTTTTAGTTTTGATTTTGCTAATAATGCCTTATCTGAAATAATGCTTAATTCCTTTTCTGTGTCTTGTTTAAGTTCTTTAAGTGGTTTAATTAGCTCTGACCCATTATATGTAAATACTTTGTCTCTCATATTGTTTATACTCACTATTGATATTTTATTCTCTTGTTTTTTCTTATTTTAGTTTTATTGTTTATGTGTGCTTGTTGTTATGAATTATTATTTTTTGATATTGTTTTATTGACTATATTATAATTAAAATAATATATCATCAGAATCAAATCCTGATGGAATATGTTGTTTATAAGTGTTTCTGTTTAATAGTGTAATTGTTCTTCCATTTATACTGAAAAATGATTTTAAATCTTTTGTCGATACCTTTATTGATCCTTCAATTAAAACTCTATCTCCAACAATAAAATCTGTTTCTTTTTTGTAAAAATCAACTGAAATCTTAGTGTCAAAACATTTATCAGCACCTGTTTGTTTGTCCTTGTATGGGCTTTTTATTGAAACCTTCATCCTTGTTGCTTGATTTCCACTATAATTGCTTATTTCTTCTATTTCTGTTATGGTACAAGAGAATACTGTATTATTAATATCTTTCATATTTTTCCTTTAAAAAAATCAATTAAAATCTGGGATCTTATCTTCTTTGTCTAATAAGGAATTTAGATCTCTTATTATATTATTCATAATAATTTTATTGTGTTCTGATTTTGATTTTGATGATAATTCTTGTATCTTTGACTTAATAGTTACTTTTAACACTTCGTGTAATTCTACAATTTTTTTATTAATTAATTCAGGCATTTTAATTATATTTAAAAGCTCTATCGGAATTGTTCTGTTCTCTATCGGTATAGAATCATTGTATTCTAATGGTATAACCCTTTTTCCTTCATTTGTTTTTAGTTGTTGTGTTTTTTCATCTTGTTTGTTAAATTTTCCATGAAAATTCTCTTGTGTATTTCTATTATTGATTGACTCTGCATCATCATCTTCTTGCGCAAGGCAGAATATTGACGCAATTGAGTATCTTCTGAGGTATGATATAAGTGATCCGATTCTTTGTGGGTCTGTTTCAATTTGTCCATTTTCTCTTAGAACCTTGTTTATTTCACATGAAATAACAGAAGACATCCATTCTCCAGACTCATGAATAACTAATGTTTCTATGCTAAGAACACCACCATTGACACTTGGATGCTGAGATATTGCTAATTTCGACATCTCCAATGGTTCAGATAAACAGTCTAGAACTTCTGATAAGTCAGCATATCTTGATCTGAAATAAGGGTTGCTTGATGTTTTTTTTGGATTCCTTGATAAATTTTTACACAATATGATTGCTTTAAATATATTTTCTTTTTTTTCTGAAAAACTTACTGTTTCCATAAAACCCTCAAAATAAAAACAAAAAAATAACAATAAAAATAATAACACCAACAAATATCTCAATTATTTCTTTTTTCATGCATTCCATAAATATCCATATCATAGCGCAATTCCTTCATTATTCCATTGTTTATTAAGTAACAAATATCATCATATATTTCTTCTTCTCCTGTACTAGATATATTGTATGTTCCTGTCTTCACCCATGTCATAACAGTTATTTCTACCTCTAATATTATACGATCTATGGCTCTTCTCATTGACTGCTCTGAATCAAAAAAATAATCATCATTAATCGCCAAAATTGAATCTTTTATTGGTTTATCCATCCAGTGTGGGTTCGTTCTTTTTTTTATAATTGAATCAATGAGCTCTATAAATTTTATTGTACTTGCCATTTGTTTCTCCTATTTAATATCTTATTTCATGAAAAGGAAAATAAGTCAACAAATAATACCAAAAAAGTATTTCTTATTGAGAAAATTTTTTTTATTTGTTATTATTGTCTTATGGAACTTACATATAAATTAAGCGTTACTCCAAAAACATTAAAAGAAAGAAAAGCATCTTACGCCAAATTGGCAAAGGACATAGGGATAACACCTGCTTATGCAAGGATGATTATCCTAAGAAATTTAATATATAATCCTAATCAAGAATTAATAGATAAAATAGAAGAGTGGTCAAAAAAGTGTCATTGTTGCGGGAAAAAAATTGAATCATAAAAAAAATGAAAATGAAAAAACCGTAGTAGATTCGGTTCTTATGGTTAGTAATTGTTTTGGTTTTTTCTGGAGAAATAATACAGGAGCAATGCCCACACCTGGTGGTGGATTTATAAGATTTGGATACCCTGGTTCTCCTGATATAATAGGTGTTATTAATGGTAAAATTGTTTGTATTGAATGCAAAAGAAGTAAGGCAAAACAATCAGAATCACAAATAGAATTTGAAAAACTAATAAACAACAACAAAGGAATATACATACTCGTAAATGGACTAAAAGATATGGAAATGGTCTATGAAAGATTAATGGAGATTAAAGATGAAATTAGAAAACAATGAATTAGAAATTTACTCTAAAAAGATATCAGAAGTAGGATGCAGTGCTACCGCAAGAAACTTAATGAAGGAAATACTTCTTAAGGCTGATAATATATTATCAATCAAAAAAACAATTGAAACAGGGTTAATGGAAGAAAAAAATGAAGAAAAAATTAAAAGTAAAAAGACTAAACGATAACATAAATCTACAATATCAAACTCCCGGTTCTGCTGGTATTGATATTATTTGCAATGAAACAGCTCATCTTACAAGTAATTTTCCAGCACTTATTAGAACTGGAATTTCAATTGAGATCCCTGAAGGATACCAGGGGGAAATAAGGCCTAGGTCTGGTATATCATTAAGAGAAAGAATATGTGTTATTAGTGGAACAATTGATTCTGATTATAGAGGAGAGGTCGGAGTAATTGCTTATTACTACGGAGTTGGGAATAAAATAATAAACAAGGGAACAAGAATAGCTCAGCTTGTAATAACTCCTTGTGAAAGAATGGAAATAGAATATACGGACACTCTTTCGAATACAGAAAGAGGACGTAATGGATTCGGAAGCACAGGAAAATAATCAACATACCACGCAAGACTATTTCACAAAAAACAAAATAAAATATTGCATTATGTGTTACAGCGTGTTACGCATATTCCATGGAAAAAGAAAACAAAACACACCTTACAATAAGAATAGATAAAAACATAAATCAACTAATATCTCAAGCAGATGGAGCGACAAAAACTGATAAGGTAATCTCTTTATTGGTTGCTGGATCCAAGTATCAAAAGATTAAAAAATCTTATGATAAAATGTCTGAAAAACATATAAGGGAAAAGATTAAGAAAAACATAGAAGAAGAATCTGGTGATAAAATATCATCAAGTTACCAAACCATCCTGTATGATGTTTATGCAAATAACTGGGCAGATAAGATGAAATGCGACATCAAAGCTGTTCCAAAACCTGAAAAGATAGATTTCATAACACTGCATAGAGTTTATAATGCTTGTGACAAAGACATAGAGAAAGCAAAGATCGTAATTATGGCTTTTTTTGCGTGGAGAAGGCCAGAACCTATGCAGCATGGGTATAGGCTGAATGGAGGATATGGTTCATTAGCATTTCTTCTACCTGAGCTAATAGCAGATATAACAAATCCAGAAAGAGTAAAAGCAGTTGCTGAAGCAAAATTAGATAAAACACAACTAGAAAAAGAGGCAAAATATGCAGCAATCATTGAAAGATCAAAGAAGCAAGGAGCAAATAATTCTAGAGAAATTGGATGCAATGTGCGCAATCTTTCATAAACCACCAATGTCAAGAGACGCTGAGGCATCAGGAGCATATCTCAGAAGGCTTTCAGGTTATGATATGGACGTGATAAATAGAGTATTCGAAGAGTCTTATGTCTGCGAATATCCGCCAACATTGAAGCAAATGGTTGATTCTGCTGTAAGGATTAGCAAAAACAAGCACAATGAACGAACAAAAACAATAAAAAACATAGAAACAACACAAAAGCAATGCATACATAGCATTGAGGCGGCAGAAGTGTTTATTTTGGCGTTTTTGGAGGTTTTTGGCTTTTCCTCTGTTTCTTCTTTGCTTATTGCTGCTTATGAGAACCAGTTCAATATTGTATTCGACAAAGAAAATATGTCTCACCCAAGAGAAAAAATAGAAGCAGCAAAAGAATATATTACCTCAGATATGCGTGTAACAGTGTAACACAAATTTAAAGATAAAAGAAAAAGAAAACAGAAAGAAGAAAAAATAAAAATAAAAAGAAATAAAAAAGAAAGAAAGAAGAAAGAAAGAAAGTAACATAAAGAAAGAAAGAAGAAAGAAAGAAAAAACAAAGAAAAACAATAAACAAAAAAGAAGAAAGATAAAAGAAAAAGAAAACAGAAAAAAATACAAGCTACATACTTTTTCGTAATTTTAAAAAAATTACTCAAAAGCTGATTGGTTCGATTTTATTGTTTGTTGACATTTAGAAAAACAATGCTATTCTCTGGCAGGACAAGATAGATTAAACGACTACTTGCTCCATACTCCCTGTTGCTGCCCGCAATTGTTGATGTCTGAATATCGATTATTGCGGGCATTAATCTTTGAAGTAAATGTCATTATTCAAATCAATTAGCTCGAAAACTTCTTCTTCAATGTATTTTGAGAAATATGATAAGAAATAAATACCATTAGTTATTGATTTTTTTGCCTTCAGTAATAATTTCTTATTTCTTTTTGCAAAAATGCTGTTTTTGCAGCTTTTTTTATCAAGCACTATACACAGTATTGATTTCCAGTCTTTGCAGTGATTATGTGATTTTTTGATTGAAATTAATGTATTGTTTTTGGATATCTCTACTTTTATTTTATCGGGATTGTATTTTTTGCATTTTTCTTTGGCAAATATCTTGAACATTTCGGTCTCTTTCTTAGAATATGAATTTTTCTTTATTCTTTCTTTCGATTTTGTATTTTCCATCATTTAATAATTCTATCATTCTAAGCCTTCTTTCGTTGTCTATTTCTGTTCCTTTTTTCTTTCTTGACCAAAATTTCTTATCCGTAAGCATGTTGTTTATTATTTTATTTTTTATTTTTCCAGTGTTTTTGCATTCTGTGTCGATATATGACTCAAGACAAACTGATTTTTGTTTTGATTTGTAATAGAATCTGTATTTGGCGATTATTAGCCAATGAGAGCTTCCTACTTTTTTAAGAAGTAATATCTTAAATAATCCTATAAATCTTTTTCTTAAAAGTATTGATATATCGTAATTAGATATTGGCTGATAAGTGTTTAGATTAGTTATTCCGTTTTTATAGAAAAACAAAAAGTTATTTACAGCTGCAATGTTTGATGATGATTTGTCGATATCTTTTGTCTTGCATCTTCTGTTGGATTTTTCTCTTCCTATTAGTCCCATGTTTTTTTGTTTTATTATTTTTTTATGTTTTCATTATCATTTCTAAAAAAATCAAATATAATCTTATTTATATCTTCTTTGTTTTTTAATCTTGATCTTGCTGTTTGTTCTGTTTGGTTTTTTTCCTGTATGGTTTTGTTTATTTCTTTATTCATAATAAGTCCTTTAATGAAATTAAAAATTAATGATGAGTCCTATTTATCATAGCTTTATATTAATTACAAATAAATTAACTTAAAAAACATGAATTATTTATATAGAAAAATGATTTTTTAATTTTTCTCTAAATAAAGTTTCTAATTTAATTTTGAATTTAATTTCATTTTCTTTTTCTTTTATTAATCTGATATTTTCTTCCGTTGTATTGGATTTATTCTTATTATTAGTTGATAAAGTATAAGTTTTTGACATATCAGATGAATCGCACATTTGTATTCTTCTAAATCCATAACTACCTGGAGGTAATGAACATTTTTTTAATGTGTATGTTTTAATTAATGTATTACATAATTTATAAAAAACTTCTTTTGATAAATACGAATGTTTTGCATTAATCAACTCGCCTAAAGCAATTTCAGGAACTAATTTGCAAATAACATATTTAAAAAAATAATGTTCTAAAACAATTAAATCATAACATCCTTTTTCTAATCCATTTTTTGAAATTAATATTTGATTAAAGCAAATTCCATCATCAAATAAAAGTATATTCTTTATTTTTTTTACATTATAATTTTCATTGTTAATAACTTGAAATTTTTTTTTGTTTGTCATGAATTACTCCTTATTATGTTTTATTTCATAAAAGATATAAAATAATAGAAGACTACTCCTTATTTGTCAATAAATAAATTAATTAATCGTGAATTATTCGTTATTAAAATGTTAAGTTATCGCTTATTATTGTTAATGTTGTTTTTTTTTGTTATATTTAATCCATGGAGAAAGAAAAACATGAAGTTCATGCAATAGGAACAAAAAAATTCAAGAAAAATGTCAGGAAATCAGGGTACAAGCCAGAGTATTGTCAGATGGTTATTGACCTTATGGAATCAGGTGCTCACCATATTGAGGTCGCGGCGGCCCTAGGTATTAAAAAGACTGCATTGCAGGAGTGGGAAAGGGATAATCCTGAATTCAAAGAGGCCATGGATATTGGACGAGCAGCATCTACAGCTAAGTGGATAAGTAAAACAAGGGAGAGAGCTTTCGGTGAATCTAGGTATGGATCCGACAGACTTTTAGAATTTATGCTTAAAAACAAAGACCCTGAATTCAGAGAGCATGACAAAGAAATAGCAAGAATAAGTTCAAGCGGAAATAACTCCATTACAGCGTTATCTTCTGATACATTATTATCAATTCTAAATGACCTTAAAAATGCCAGCGACGAAAGATGAAATATTAAAGCTCATAAATGGTATGGGCAAAGAAGAAATAAATGGATTGCTATGGTCCAGAGGTGACATAGAGCATGAGATGCATTCTGGTCAGCTTGAAATGTGGAAATTCATTGATAACGCTGAGTACATTAAGATAGTTATACATTGCGGAAGAGGTTATGGAAAAACATGGGGCCTTCTGGGTTACGCTATTAGATATGCAATAAAGAATCCTGGCAGCAGAATTGTAATAGCTACACAAACAAGAGAATCTGCAAAACAGATATTGATACCAACTCTGCAACTGATGACATCAAATATACCATCTAAATACAAGCCCAAATGGAGGTCTCAGGGACACTGCATCGATGTTGGCAATGAAAGCACAATAGTCGCAGAAGGAGCTGATGATGATAATGGAGACAAGTTAAGAGGGCCTTATGCACACTTAATAGTTTGTGATGAATTCGGATTTTGGAGGAATCCTAAATATGTTGTAAATGATATATTGCTGCCACAGGCGCAGCGAGTTAATGGGAAATTAGTAATTACAACAACTACTCCTAAAACCCTTGGTCATGAATTTTACTATTTCAGGAATGAGTGTAAGAATAAAAACACTTACATGATGAAAACAGTATATGACAACCCCAGATTAACAAGTCAGCAAACAGAGAAATATGCAGAGGAATGTGGAGGATTAGATTCTATTTCATTTAGAAGAGAATACTTATGCGAAGATGTTGTTGATACTAATTTCGCAGTTATACCTGAATTCAAAAAAGACATTCACGTTGTAAATGAAATTGAAATTCCAAAATATAGAGATTTTTACGTGGGAATGGATTTGGGATTCAAGGATTTCACATTCGTTGTTTTTTGCTTTTATGATTTTTTTAATGCAAGAATTGTCGTAATGGATGAACTTTGTTTGTCCGCTGAACTTACATCGAATATAGCCATTAAAATAAAAGAAAAAGAATCAGAATTGTTCAAAGGATTTGAACCATTGCTGCGTGTATCAGATAATGATATCCAACAGCTTTATGACCTTAATGTCAATTTCGGATTAAAATTTGTTCCAGCAACAAAATATGATAAAGAAGAATCAATAAACAGGCTTAGGGGTGTTTTCGGAGACAATAAAATAATCATAAATAAAAGATGCATAAACCTAATAGACCAGTTATTATTAGGGGTATACAACAATTCTAGAAAAGACTATGAAAGGACACCAGGACTTGGTCATTTGGATGGAATTGATGCATTAAGATATTTAATCAGAAAAATTAATTACAATAAAAATCCAGTTCCAGAGCACAGTGGATTATCTGCTTACAATAACCCAATACCATTCAAAAAAAACAAACAAAAAACAGCTTTTATGGAGATTTTAAATGGAACTAAATGATTGGATTTGCATGAAAAATAGTGAAGATTTGGCTTCTGATGTTATTGGGAAAGTTAAGTCTTTCAACGGAATGGCTACTGGGAATGGGTTCTTTTATAAATGCTATAGAAATTACAGGCTTTATTATAATGCCGATCCTAACGGTATTTATAGCGCAATAAATTCATCATATGCTGACTTTGGAGTTTCTGGCGACTCTGGCGAGTATTTAAGCATGAAAGAAAATCATATGAGGAATATATTGCAACATATGATGACAATGATATTCGCATCACTTCCTGTGCCAAAGGCAAGAGTCGCAAATTCATCATCTGGCGCAATGAGATCAATAGAGATAACAAATCAATTGCTTGAGAATTTGTTTTCAAAGAATGCAGGACAAGCAACAAAGTCACTAAAAAAAGCTGTGGAGTTAGCATTAGTATTGTCTACTGGATTCATTGTTCTTGAATGGGATGATGAGGCTGGAGATGAATACATAGAAGATGTATCTGGAAGAAAAATTTACACTGGAGATGTTAGCTTTAGGCCATATGATATAACCAATGTTATATTTAATACTATTCATACAAGATTCGAAGATTTGGATTGGGTTATTTTGATTCAGATTGAGAACAAATTTAAACTTGCAGCAAAATTTCCAGATCTAGCAGATAAAATAATAAATACATCATTTAATATTGATGGTGCTTTCGGTTTTGAAAGAAATCAGAAACTCACAGACGAAGTAATTTATACGTATAAATTCTTCGCAAAAGGCGTAAATGGAGTATTGCCAGATGGAAGATATATGTATTGCGCAGGTGCTGATACCGTTATGTATGATGGTCCAAACCCATATGGTAAACTTCCTATTTACAAAATAACACCAAACGATGGCATCGGTACATTGTATGGATATACACCTGCTTTTGACTTAGCTCCATTACAGATGTTTATAAATATGTGTGACACAGCAATGGCAACAACAGTTGCGGCAAATGCGATACCAAATATAATCATAGACCCAGAATATGATTTTACACAGAATAATTTAATAGGTGGAATGAACCTTATTCATGTTCCAAATGGTAGCAGGGAGCCTTCTCAGTTGAAGATGGAATCTGTTGATAATAATGTTTTAAATTTAAAAAATACAGCAATAATGTCAATGGAGCAAATAAGCGGTATAAGTAGCACAGTAAGAGGGAATCCTGATAGCAATCTAAAATCAGGTAAGGCTTTAGCCATGATAAGAGGGATGTCTGAAGAATATATGTCAAGTCTTCAGAACTCAGTAATACAAGCAATAAAAGATACATCATCAGATGTAATAGATTATTATAGAAAGTTCCAATCAGTAGAAAGAACAATTAATATTATTGGCAAGAACAATGCATCTAATGTTAAAAAATGGAAGTCTGATACTTTAAATGGGGTTAGTGATTTTTATGTTGAAACAATTGACCCCTTAATGCAGACATCTGGAGGAAGGGCTGAAGTTGTTCAGCCTCTTCTTCAGGCTGGGTTAATTGATCCAAGTGCTTATTTAAAATTCCTTACATCAGGAAAAATAGAGCCATTAATTAAAAGTGAGACATCTGAAACAGATTACATAATGGAAGAAAACGAAATATTAATGTCAGGTGGTAAGTGCAAAGTAATGTTCCTTGATAATCATCAAGAGCACATAAAGCAGCATAAAACCATAACTTTTGACAACAGAATAAGAATGAATTCAGACAATCCAAATAGCATTGAATATTCAATACTGAATGAAACAGTAAGACATATAATGGAACATGAAGATGAGTTAAATAGGAATAAAGAACCAACCAATATTCAACAACAAACAACAGAACAACCACCTCAATAGTTTTTAACAAAATGCCAATTTAGGCATTTTCAAAAAGGAAAAGACATGGAATCAACAGCTGCAAGCAGTGAAAATGTATCTGCCCAGACAACAGAAACAACAGATACTCCTTCAATGATGGAACAACAAGCGATAAATGAATTAGAAATAGATGGAGAAAAAGTACCTTTAGACAAGTTAAAAGAAATATATAAAAAATCAGATTCATTAAATAAGTCTTCTTATCAGAGATTTCAGGAAGCGGCAAAATACAAAAAAGAAGCTGAAGAGATTATGAACAAACATAAATCTCTTAAAGAAAGATTCAGTAATGATTTTGAGTCTATTGCTTCCGAGTTTGGAGTCGACCCAATAGATTTAGCAGAGAAAATAATAAGAAAAGCTCATGAAGATGTTAATACTCCGGATGAGATAAGAAATTACAAAAAGATGGAGAAAGATTATCAAAGGCTTAAAAACATAGAAGCAGAAAGAGAAGAACAGTTAAAGGCTTATAAAGCAGAACAATTAAACGAAAGAGTTTCATCATATGTTGACCAAAAGCTTTCATTTGAACTTAAAAATGCACAAATGGATGGAGCAGAGCCAATTGTGATATATGCTGCTGCTGCAGACCTTCAAGAACAATTACAGAATGGAACTCCATTTGACATGCTTGATTTTAAAGGGAGTGTTGATAGGGCTATAAAATATAAAGATAAGGCAATCAGGAAAGACCCAAGGAAAGAAATAGAAAGTTACCTTAAAATCCCTGAATTTTCAGAATATGCTAGGCAATTGCTTATAAACTCAATGAAAGAAAAAAATCCAGTTCAGTTCCAACAACAAAGAACATCTAAAGCTAGTAATAAAAGCAATGGAACCTCTACAATAGATAGCAAAGACTTTAGACGAAGCATGGAAGAGATGGCAAGGCAGCTTTCAAGAGGTTAATTATGAGCTTAAATGGAAACGAATTAAGGGATATTTTTAGTTCTGCAAATAAGAAATTCTCTCTTTCTACTTGCAAAAAATGCCTTTCAAAAACATTAGTATTTGACAACAGGGGAAATAGATATTATTGCACTAAATGTGGTGTTAATGGTGTTCTTTCTGATTTTATTAGAATGAATAACGATAAAACACTAAATCTAATATCAAAAAAAAAGATATAATTAATGTATCCTTACAGGACATTTTTGTATCAAATCCAGCTGCAAGCTACACATAAAGCCCAGCAAATAAAATAAATAAAAATCAATCTGCAAGCTTTAATGCCCAGAAAAAAAACAAAACATTTTTTTGGAGATTTAAATGCCATATCCAGTAATCAATAGCCCAAGTTTAAATAATTCAATCGGAGAAACACATGATTTATGGACATTTTGTACATTAAAATCAGCTTTTTCAGATGCTGATGTTAGAGGATTTACAGATATAGTTGATCATAAACTGTATCTAGAGATCGGAGGCGTTCAGCCATCTTCATCTGTTGCTGCAACTAGTTTGTTGTATTTAGCTGATTCTGATGCTGGTTTTCCAACATTGGATTCAAATGCTGCACCTGCTATTATAGGTTCAGTGATTTACTGTGAAAACACAAACTTAATAGTTGTACAGGAAGTTCCTACTGCTCTGATCTCATCTGCAGGCATGACAGCTGGTGTGGTAACAAAGAGGGGCGCATCTGGCACTGGGATTAGTGCAAGTAAGAATCTATGCACATCTATTAGCTGTACTGGTTTAGACCTTGAGTCTGGTGCCGATACTCATACTTTCTTTTTACATACTATTTGGAAATCAAAAACAATTTAGGAGATAAAAATGGTTCAAATGAATACATATCAGCCAGCCACAGCGCAGGCTCTTTTTAAGAACGTTTATGCAGATAAGATCGTAGATGCAAAGCCAAAAGAAGCATGGTTAATGAATAATATCAAGTTCAATCAAGCAGAAAAACAGGGAGGTAAGTATCTCCAGTCTGTTAAATTGTCTGGTTGCCAGGGTGTAACATATGCAGCACCATATGTTGTTCCTAATCTTAATTCTCCAATCCCAACTACTACTAGATTTGCGGAATTAGAGGCTTATCATTTCTATCTCAGAGAACAGGTTTCATATGATCTTATAGCTCGTTCAACTGCTGGTTCTGGAAATGCACAGAAAGCAGCATTCATAAATGGTCTTGGACAGTTTGTGGAATGGATGAATGAGTCGATAAACATGAGAGCGGAAGCAGAATTGCTTCATGGGCAAAGCTCTACTGGATGGGGTGTTGTTTCAAGTGTCGCAGGAAATGTGATCACGATCACGACAGCTACATTCGCAGATGGTTTATTTGTTGGCATGGAGAACATGATGCTGGATGTTCATGACAACACAGGAAACTATGTGAAAACAGTCAAATTGACAGGCGCTGATCCAGAGAATAGAGCTATCTCCGTAGATAATTCTGCAGGAATTTTAGCTACTCATATATTGCGTCCACAGGGCAATTATGGAAACTCAATGCTAGGAATAACCAAGATGTTAGGCACTAGCGGAACAGTTTTCGCTATAGATAATTCTGTTTACTCTATGTGGAAGGGTTCTTCGTATAATGCTGCTGGTAGTTTAACATTTCCAAAGCTATTAAAGGCTGTTCGTTCGGGATTTGTTAAAGGTGTTTCTGGCGACTTAGATGTTTTGGTCCATCCTAGAACATTTGACGACCTTGTTGTTGATTTCGATACAAATAGAACAGATTATGCAGACCAGGTTGCAAAAGGTAAGGTAATTCGTGGTGTGGAAGGAGAAGGATTACTCTATAAATATCATAATGGAGTAATGAAGATTAGGGCTCATATGCTAATGAAAGAGTCTGAAGGGTTAATCCTTACAACAAAAGACTTTAAGAGAATTGGAGCAACTGATATTACTTTTGGTCTTCCTGGAATGCCAGAAAACTTCTTATTCCAACTAGAAAATACACCTGCTTGTGAAATGAGATGTATGTATGACTTCCAGGTGTTTACTCCTAGACCTTCTGTCAATGTTCTTTTGACTGGAAT